CTTACCAAGACGAACTGAAACTAGCTAAGGAACAAATGGTTGGTGTCAGTTCGCCTCGCTATGGTTTCTCACCCAGTGGCAGCAAAAAGGATAACCCGACTGAACATCGCCTGCTGCATGGCATCGATGAGACAACCAAGCTGAATGAACGCTACCAACAAGCCCAACTTTACTTCAAGTGGTTCGAGCCAGCCTGGCAAGAGTTATCTGAAGACGAGCGCTTTGTTTTAGATGTCTGCTATCGTACTCCAAACCAGTCAATGAACGAGGGACTAACCATCGTGATGGACAAGTACTTCATTGCGAAAACCACTGCTTACAATCGAAAGAACAAAGCACTCGATCACCCCACGCTCTTACTTTATGGATCCCATCATTAGAAAGGTAAAACGCAGAACAAACAATCGGCTTATCTATGTTACGATGGTAGTGTAGAAAATTAGGATAAAGGCATTTGCTTTATAACATTGAAGCCTAGCGGTGCAAAACTGCTGGGCTTTTCTTATACCCTCAGAAAGGAGGAGTGTCATGCCCTACTCACCCAAGAAACCCTGTCGTTACCCTGGCTGCCCGCGACTAACCCACAACACTTATTGTGACGTCCATGCTAAGCAAGTCAGCTCTCACTATAATCGTTACCAACGACCAAAGCGTAGTCGTCCGCGCTATCATCACGGCTGGCCAAAGATCCGTCAACGCTACTTGCTCCACCATCCCTTCTGTGAGATGTGCCTGAGCCAAGGAAGGTATACCCAAGCCACCGAGGTCCATCACGTTCTGCCTCTGGAGCATGGTGGCACCAACGAGTTCAAGAACCTGATGGCATTATGTAAGCCATGCCACTCCCGCATCACTGCTCAGATGGATGATCGTTGGCATAAAAAGCCACGTCGATATCATTACTAAACCACGGAGGGGACCATCAAATCCTTAAAAATTTTTCGCGCGGGAGCGGGCCTGGGCCTTCGTGTACAAAAAATCGAAATCAAACGGGGTATTAACCCCTGCCGAAAGGAGGGAGAGATTTGGCTAAGGATGGTACGAATCGTGGTGGATCGCGGGTCGGCGCTGGGAGAAAATCTAAATCACTGCATGACAAGCTCGAAGCTGGCCAAGAAGCAACTGTTATCGATTTGCCTGAACCAGCTAATCTGGAAGGACACGTGATGCCGCCAGTCAAGAAATACCTCAAGGCCAAACAGAAGAATGGTTTAGAATTTGACGCCGCTGATATTTTTAAAGAAACCTGGGAATGGTTGGTCGAACGTGGTTGTGAAAAGCTAGTTAACACTCAGCTGATTGAACAATATGCCGTTAGCGTTAGCCGGTGGATCCAGTGCGAAGAATGTATCTCTAAGTTTGGTTTTCTCGCTCGCCACCCTACCACTGGTAATGCAATTGCTTCACCATATGTTTCCATGAGTCGTGACTACATGAAGCAATCGAGCCAATTATGGTTTCAGATTTTTCAAGTGGTTAAAGAAAACAATGCCACGACTTATCAAGGATCAACACCCCAAGATGATGTCATGGAACGACTCTTAAGAAGTCGGAAAGGAATGAACTAATGAAATTTATCAAGAAAAAAATTGCTGATCTAATTCCTGCCGATTACAATCCGCGTAAAGATCTCAAGCCTGGCGATCCTGATTACGAAAAGTTAAAACGTTCAATGAAAGAATTCGGTTATGTCGATCCAATCATCTGGAACCAACAAACTGGTCGCATAGTTGGAGGACACCAGCGGTTAAAGATTCTCCAGGATGAAGGGATCGAAGAAGCTGAGTGCGTTGTTGTTGACCTTAATGAAGAAAAAGAAAAAGCGTTGAATATTGCGCTCAACAAGATCAGTGGTGATTGGGATAAGGATAAGTTAGCCCTCCTAATGACTGACTTACAAGCCAGTGATTTAGATGTTTCATTAACGGGATTTGACGAGAATGAGATCTCCGACCTTCTTGGCACGGCTGACGACACGCATGATGATGACTTTGACGTTGATAGCGAATTGGATAAACCGACCTTTTCAAAGCCTGGTGACTTATGGCACTTAGGTAAACACACTTTATTATGTGGTGACGCTACTAAAACAGAAAGCTACCAGAAATTACTGGGTGATCATAAGGTCAACCTAGTATTAACCGATCCTCCATACAATGTCGATTACTCTAGCAAAGCTGGCAAGATCAAGAATGATCATCAAGCCGATGACAAGTTCTACCAGTTTCTGCTTGCTGCTTTTCAAAATATGAATCAAGCAATGGCTAACGATGCCAGCATCTATGTATTTCACGCCGATACGGAAGGCCTTAACTTCCGCCGTGCTTTCCAAGATGCTGGTTTTTATTTATCCGGTTGCTGTATCTGGAAGAAGCAATCATTAGTACTTGGTCGCTCTCCCTATCAGTGGCAACATGAACCCGTACTCTATGGATGGAAGAAAGATGGCAAACACGAATGGTACACCGGGCGAAAGGAATCCACCATCTGGGAATTTGATCGCCCAAAGCAGAGTAAGGAACACCCAACGATGAAACCAATCCCACTATTAGCCTATCCAATCATGAATTCCACCATGTCCAACTGTACCGTTCTCGATCCATTCGGTGGTTCCGGTTCAACTCTGATTGCATGCGAGCAAACTAATCGGATTTGTAACATGATGGAACTCGATCCTAAATATTGCGATGTGATTGTGCAACGTTATATTGAACAGGTTGGTTCAAGCAAAAACGTTAGTGTGGAAAGAAATGGTAAAACTATTCTTTACAGCAAAGTAAAAAAGCCGGCTTAAATCGTCGAAGTTCCTTGCTATCTGTACCCTTTAGAGTGATGTATACAGTGATCAAACAAGGAGGTACAGAAGATGGAAATTAAATTTAATGTACACGGCCAGCAACGAAAAGAATTGGTGACGAAGCTGGCTGACTATACTCATCGAAAGGCCGAATATCAATACACACCTACCTACGCTTATCAGATTGGCAAGTACACTGTTAACAAAGATGGAGTCCTAACATCCCCGGATGAGATCCCGGCCAATTTACTCGATTATCTTGAACAGCAAGGCTTCCACCCTACTGAAATAATCAAGTTGAACCTAGCCTACCAGCGAGATAAGTTTACAGATCAGGCTCTTGATAACCTGCGCCACCTAATCTGGGCTAAGGGGCAGTTAATTAAGGACGCTTGCCAGCTGGAAGCCCTCCCCTTAAACGTCGATGAAAAACAGGTATCCTTCGATTGGTTTAAAGAAGTGAAACTTGACGATGCTTTTGCTTATCAACAATTTGTCGACAAGCTGGTCCAATATGCCATCAGCCACCAGCGAATCATGTCAGAACCACACGAAGAGAGTAATGAAAAATATGCTTTCCGCTGTTTCCTGCTACGCCTAGGATTTATCGGTCCCAAGTTTAAAGACCAACGGAAAGTATTGTTACGCAACTTAACTGGATCAGCTGCTTTTAAGAACCAGGGGGACTAATCATGAATCGAATTAAGGACGAATTAGCTAAACGTAACCGAATCCGCCAGCAGGTCTTAAAAATCCGCAACACTGGTGAAGCCAATATGTTTGATGTGGAAAATGTCAAAAGACTGGCATACTACTATAACTACCATGACTTAATCGATTACTTGAATACTGACCGCGCCGGATACGTAAATTTGATATTAACTGGCAAGTTTAATTAATCATCAATCAAGCATTGAGTTAACACTCAGTGCTTTTTTAGTACAACTGAAAGGATGTGATGCCCTCTTGCGAAAACTAAAAGATTACAAGCCAACTAGGTTCATGGCCAAGGACTCTACTTATAACAAAGACGCAGCTGATTTTGCAGTTTCATTTATCGAATGCCTATGCCATACCAAGGGAACCTGGGCGGGTAAGCCTTTTGACCTCATTGACTGGCAGGAAAAAATTATTCGCGACATTTTTGGCATCTTAAAACCTGATGGGTATCGTCAATTCAATACTGCTTACGTCGAAATTCCAAAAAAGCAAGGCAAATCAGAACTGGCGGCGGCTGTTGCTCTACTGCTTTGCTGCGCTGATGGTGAAGAACGTGCAGAAGTTTATGGTTGTGCTGCTGATCGCCAGCAGGCCGCCATTGTTTTTGACGTCGCCGCTGATATGGTGCGGATGAACCCAGCCTTAAAAAAGCGTTGTAAGATCCTCGCTTCCCAAAAACGGCTGATCTATGAGCCAACTAATAGTTTCTATCAAGTCCTATCTGCTGATGCTTATTCCAAGCACGGTTTCAACGTGTCAGGAGTAATTTTTGATGAATTACACACTCAACCCAATCGTAAACTCTACGACGTCATGACTAAGGGTTCCGGCGATGCTCGAACGCAGCCGCTCTACTTTTTAATCACGACTGCCGGTAATGATGAACACTCTATCTGTTACCAGGTTCATCAAAAAGCAATCGACATCATGAAGGGCCGTAAACATGACCCCCGTTTTTATCCGGTTATTTACGGTGCCGGGCGTGATGAAGATTGGTCGAGTCCTGAAGTTTGGAAGAAAGCTAATCCCTCCCTGGGTATTACCGTCAAGATGGAGAAGGTTAAGGATGCTTATAATTCAGCTAAGGAGAATCCGGCTGAAGAGAACACCTTCCGACAACTACGGTTAAATCAGTGGGTGAAGCAAGATGTTCGATGGATGCCGATGGACAAATGGGATGCTTGTGCCTTTCCTGTTGATCCCGATGAATTACGTGGCCGCGATTGCTATGGTGGCCTTGACCTGTCATCAACTACTGATATTACGGCTTTTGTACTGGTGTTTCCTCCTAGAGATGATTCAGAAGGTTACACCCTGCTACCTTACTTCTGGATTCCCGAGGATAACGTTGATTTGCGGGTTCGCCGTGATCATGTCCCCTACGATATTTGGAAGCAGCAGGGATATCTACAAACCACAGAAGGTAATGTCGTCCACTATGGCTTCATAG